ATAGAATTTTTAGAACACGCTGAAGAAAAATATATACCAAACTATATGCCTTTATTTAAATTAGGTAAACTTGCTGTGGTTACTGCGGCACCTCCAGGTTGGCCAGGTCATCATCACGTTAATTGTAGAGAGAAAAGTTACTGGGTAGATGTGTTTGAAGATTATGGATTATATTATGACGCTGCCTTAACAGGACAATTTAAATCTGTGTCTAAAATGAATCCAAAAGAGGGATATGTTTATGGAGATAAGAAAAACTTTTTTTTACAAGCAGGATTAGTATTTAGAAATGGCAATTAAACTTAAAAACTCTATGTTTATCCACGTGCCAAAGTGTGGCGGTAGAACGATAAAACAAATGTTAAAGAAATATGTTGCTGGCGCAGAGGTTGTTGGCGATGATATTTACGATAGTCATGCCACACCTGATACAGATTTAAAAGTATTTGGTTTCGTAAGACACCCTGCTACATTTATTCATAGTCTTTGGACACATAGAAGTAAAAAGAAAAAACATGGTGAGGCTTGGAACTGGCAAGATTATATTCTTTTAGAATCAGAATGTCAATCAAAAGATTACAATACTTTCGTAGAGAATATACTAAAGAGAGAAAACATGGTATGGCATTACTATATGCATTACCTAGGTAAGTATAAAGACCCTATGATAGGTAAAATGGAAAACTTACCAGATAGTATGATAGATATACTAAAGGCAAACAATGAAGATTTTGATGAGAAAAGAATTAGAGAAAACATTTACATACATGGCCCTAATAATAAAACTACTAACAAACCAGTTTCAGTAATAGACAGTATGAACTATGACCAATGTAAAAGACTAATAACTAAAGCAGAGAAACAATTATGTGAGAGGTTTGATTACCATGCGTTTTGATAATCCTATTTACAATCACGGTTTTGTGTTTCCTGACATCGCTGACTTTCCAGATATAAAACATGAAAAACGTTATACAGGTAATGGCCATGAAGAATATGTATCTGTGATGAAAAAAGGATTACAAACTGGTAATCTACATGAATTTGAAAGAGGTTATCAATGGTACATGAAAGTACCTGATACAAAATTAATGACAAAATTAAATACCATGTTTGAGTTTTACAAAACATTTGAAGATAGTAAACGAGAAAGTAGTTTACCTAGTAATGATATATACGAAGACCTATACGAAAATGGTATCTCATACATGAAAATTGATACTACAGAATTAAGAGATATGGTAGATGATGAGATTAAAAAGTTAATCGTATTACCTGATTGGCGACCACCACCAGGTCAGTTTGATAGATCAACTCAATTAGGTCAAATAAATCCAGACATTGTAAAATATGTAAACAATATGTTTCAAAAACTTGGCATATTAAACGCAGCGTCAAAATATAATAAGTACAATGGTCTAAAAGTTACCAACGTAGTATTACATATCGCTAAACCAACAGATGAAAATTGGAAACAATTTTTATATGATTGTAAAACAGTAACTAAAACAACCAACTTACATATAGACCCAAAAGAAAATGTGATGAAAGCAATGATGTATTTAAATGATATTACTGAAGATGATGGTCCGTTTGGTTATGTAGAGAAATCTCATAGATGGGTATATGATGATTTACAAAACATATTTGGCAGAGCCATATCAACTGGTAGTTATTGTCATAATCCACAAACCAGAGCTGCGGTATTTCAATTTCCAAAACAATTAAGAGTATCACATAATTTTGGTAGATTATTATTAGATGGTACAGAAGAACAAGAAAAATTATTAAAACAAGAAAAACTATTTACTAGTGACAAAGGTAATCTATGTGTCTTTGACCCAGCTGGTATGCATAGAGGAGGTATTTGTAAAACAGGAACTAGAATTGCTTTACAAATATTAATGAAATGAAATTAAGTGATAACGTATTAAAGAAAAGAGTATTTAAACAACACATACTAGACTTACATTTAAAAGATTTTATGTTAGGTCAAACAACACCATATCTCAATCAATACAAGAATACAATTGATGTAGGTGCGGCAACTGGTATGTATGCTAGTCACTTTGCACAACACTCTAAAAACGTCATATGTTTTGAAGCAGTGCCACCTGTGTATGAACAACTAGAAAAGATAAAACAAAAACATAACAATGTAATCACACACAATTTAGCAGTGGCTGATTTTGAAGGTGTATCAGGTTTCTATGTAGATGATAAAAGATTATCTAATTCAGGTTTTCAAAATCTAGTTGATGGTCCAATGATAGAAGTAGATACTGTCACAATAGATAGTATGAAAATTAATGATGTAGGGTTTATGAAGATAGACGTAGAAGGTGTAGAGTTAGATGTTTTAAAAGGTGCAGTAAATACAATATTAGAATATAAACCAACTTGTATGGTTGAGATATATGCTAAGTTTAATAAGTACCACGTGGAAACTACATTTGAATTTTTCTTTGTTAGAGGTTATAGATGTTTTTATAATCACAAAGGTCAAGGTTTAAAACCTGTAAGATCAATAGAAGAAGGTGTGGAGGCAACAAGGATACCAGAAATAACAGACGGTGATTTTTTATTTACAATATGATTATAACACACGACATACCATGGGCAGCATGTTTATCTCACCAAATATTTCCAGCTATAAAGAAAGGTTGGAAAGAGTCAAAGACAAAACCTGTACATTTTTTTTGGGGTCTAGGCTCTAATAATTTACAAGAGATAGCACAAGTTAAAGAAAAAGGTGAAGAATGGTGGATGGTAGACGTTGGTTATATCACAGATCAAATAACAAGATACCCAACACCATCAATAGACAAATACGATACCACATACTTTAGAATAGTCAAAGGTAATTTACATATGACCATGGGTGATCCTGGTGATGGCTCACGTCATAAGAGGTTATTACAACAAGGTATAGACGCAGAGTTTAAAGGTTGGAATACTGGTGAATGTAAACACATATTACTAGCGCCATCATCACCAACTGTTTGTGGTTATATACATAATTTATCACAAGAAGATTGGATCAAACAATCAACTTCAGAAATAAAATGTTATACAAATAGAACTATTAAAATGAGAAATAAACCAAGACCTAATAACGAATGGTGGGGTACTGATATAAAAGATGACTTAAAAGATTGTCATGCACTAGTGACTAATATGAGTTTGTCAGCAGTTGAATCTGTGTTAAATAAAGTGCCTGTGGTGACACATCAAAATAATGTATGTCATTATGTATCAGGTAGATTAGAAGATATAAATGAACGTAGAATGCCAGCGAGAGAAGACATGACCATGTGGTTAAGAAGTGTGGCTAACAATCAATTCACACTACAAGAGATAGAAGATGGTATAGCCTATGATATGTTGAAGGATCAATATGAAAATTAGATATTACAAAAATGTTAATGGTGCCAGATGGATTGGTTTTGGTTTAGCAATGTTAAGTGTGTTTATATTATCTAGTGCAAACATAGCAACACAATGGGTAGGTTGGTCGTTAAGTGTAGTATCCTGTGTGATGTGGGTATACTTTGGTTACAAAGATAGAGATTGGGCAAGAACACTTATGGAAACAATGTATCTAGTAATGAGTATGAGAGCAACTTACAACTGGTTATTAATATGATAAACTTTGCTTGTGTATATTATGGTGACAAATACACTTTTACATATGTAAAAAATCTATACAATATGGTTAAAAGAAATTTTACTATACCACATAGATTTATTTGTTTTACAGATAATACAGTCATACACAAACAAAGAGATTTTAAAGACAAAGATATAGAATTTAGACAATTCAAAAGACACGATTTCAATGGTTGGTTTAATAAATTACAATTGTTTAGTCCTGATAGTAATTTAGAAGGTAATACTTTATATATGGATTTAGATGTGGTGATTATGCAGAATATAGAATGCTTCGGTTATATGGGTGAGAGTAAGAACTTTATAGGTATGAATGACTTTAATCCCACTAGTGGTTTATTTAATTCTAGTATTATGAGATTTAATAACAAATATCATAATGTAATATGGGAACAATATCTAAAGAGAAGAACAGAGTTTAACAGCTCTCATGGTGACCAAGAGATTATTACAGCATTAATTAAGAATCACAAAGACACAATTTCATTTCCAGACGAGTGGACACAATCATATAAATGGTTAAATCGTAAGGGTGATAGATACCATATATCAAAACAAACTTATGAACAAGACCCAAATGCCAAGGTTTGTGTATTTCATGGCAGTCCAAATCCACACGATTCGACACAAGAATGGGTACAAAAGCTGTGGAAATAGACATAAATGTGTCTAAAATAAGAACAAAATAAGAACATTTACTAAAAAACCCAGTAAAATAAGGGCAAAATAATCCAAATTAACCCTTGATTCTATCTACAATCCTGATATTATAATAGTATGAAAACAACAAAAAGGAGTACACACTAATGAGTAAAGTTAAACAATACTATACAGACTTGACAGAAAAACAAGTTGATGATATTATACTATCATATAAGAATAATAAGATTACAAAACAAAACGCTATAGATAAGATTATGAAGTTAGATAATTTAGAACTAGTTGGTATTGATGAATACAATATTGATGAAGTTGTTGATGATATATTTTATGATCAGAAAGTGAGTGCCTAGTGAGTACGTTTAACGTTTGTTATTTAAGAGAGTATATAGACCCAGAGAATGAAGCAGAAACATTTTCTGCATACGAGACTATATACAGAAACGTACCTATCAAGTATCTTAAAAAATTTACAGATGAAAAAATGAAGATGAAAATGTTAAAATTTTGTGATTGGAACTATAAAGATAGTGCCGCTAATTTTACAAATGTTACTAACATTGAGATCATTATGGAAAAAGATTATTACCTTTCATACTTTGATGTGTTTGGTAATGTTGTTGATGATGAGAAAGATAAAAAAAGAATGTTTAACGATTATGGTCAGAACTGGGATAGACAATCTATGAGAAAAGATTTTAATCCTTCTTTGACTAAATCAAAGTTATTACATTATAACAATGAGAAAACTTACGATTGGACACATTGATGAAATATAACGAAGAAAAAATTATTAAAGAAATATCAGATTACATATCTGGTACATACACAGAACATTATAGTACAACCAAAGATGGTTTCCAAGTACAAGATATGTTAAGACATTTAGGTATTGATAAAGACTTCTGTCAAGCCAATGCAATCAAGTATCTTGCTAGATATGGTAAAAAGAATGGTAAGAATAGAAAAGATTTACTAAAAGCAATTCACTATGTAGTTTTATTAATGAGTAGTGAAGATAATAATAAGGAGGACACAAATGATAATTAAACTAGGTGATATAATAACAGACGATAGAGGTAGAACTGGTGAACTAATAAACATTGGTATCGCTATGGAAAAAGGTGACGTGGCCGCAGAGTTAGATTCTGCTGCAAGTGTTAAACAATACGATACAGACTTTAACTATACAGGCGCAGTGACTTTTGGTAGTAATTGGTGTTATCTATATCAAATAAAAGACGTATCTACAAAAGATGATTCAGATGTAGATGTTGCTTT